AAAGACTAAGCAACTTGCACCAAACTCTGTTGTAGTTACTGAAATAAAAACGTGTTCCCCTTTCTCTAAAGTTGTTTTTGGTTCAGGACAAAAAGGACACCCAAAATAAAAGTGGTGATCTAAGTTGTCATCTTTTCTTTTCATAATACACTCCTTTTTTCTGTAATTGCAGAATATAAAAATAGTTATTCTCCTAAATAAATATTATGGCATTTTTTATATTTTTCTTTTTTAGGGCTTTTTTAATACTTTCTTCATTTCCTTTCCAAGGTGCATTTATACTAAGTAAATTATCTTTAACTTTAATCCAAGTTTTCTTTTTATTTTTTGTAGCAACTAAATCATTTATAAAAAGTTCTATGGGTGCAAGTTTTCCATATATCTTTTTGGCAATTTTCAAAATTGCTTTTTCGTCTTTAGGTTTGAAATCATAATTTGCAGGGCCACCCCAGGCATCTTCGCTAAAACATCCTATTTTACTAGAATCTTTATAAACTGAACATTGAAACAATGTTTCACTACCATGCCCCTTAAATTTTTTTACGTTCTTTATATCATATCCACCAAAGTATTCTGACCGGGGAATAATAGTAGCGTCTTCTTTTTTTGCTTTTACTTGTACTTTTTTCATTTTTAGTCTTCCTTTTCTGTAATTGTAGAATATAATTATTTTTATTTGGTTATGATAGCCGGCTGGATTTTTTGCCAACCGGCTACCCGTTGCATTATGCGGCCAACTTAATAGTACCATTTTTAATGGTTCCGACTACCAGGACATGGTCTGCAGTTCCTATCATCTTACTCAATTCTTTCAAAGTAAAACGTAATTCAATTTTTGAGCCCTTGGTAGTCTTTTCTTTCTTGGAATCTTTGTCTTTCTTTTTGTCCTTCTTTTCCTTTTTGTCTTTTTTGGACGATTTTTCTTTCTTTTCCTTCTTTTCTTCTTTTCCATCGTCCTCACCAAACAAGTCCTCGTCTTCTTTACTTGACATATCTTTATATGCCTTTTCGATGTACTTTATAAACCCCTTTTCAGGTTTGTAATTATGTTTTTTGATCATATGATCCAAAATACTTGACCACTTAAATAAGTTGTCGTCCAAAGTGTAGTCAATACCATTCACTTTCTTTTTACACATGGTACACTCGACTTTTTCCTTGGTATCGACTTCATCTGCCTCTTCTTTTTGAACAGCCATCAAATGATTCAAAAAATCATTTTTCTTTTCGAGCCATTTTTCTGACTTTGAAACTTTCGGTTCTTCCTCAAAATATCCAATTCCTACTGTTTCTACTTTTGCTTTTTTTCCCATTTTTCAGTTCTCCTTATAATAAAAAATTATGTTTTTAGTTTAAAGTTATAGTTTTTACCCCTTGTAAATTTTTAACCTCCTTTTACAGAATTTTTATACATTATTTATACATTATTTGTTATATCTTATTATAACATATAATTCTGTAAAAGTCAAGCTTTTTTCTTTATTTTTTGCTTAAAAACCGTCATTTTTTGCCTTTTTTGAGGGTTTTTTGCCTTTTTTTGCATTTTAGGGTATTAAGTTCTAAAAATTGCCAAAATTTAGATGTTTTGGTTTTTTAGTATAACTTTATGAAATCATTACATATTTTTTATTATTTTAACTGGATTACATGGAATTTACGGTTTTTGGCGTATTTTTTACGTTTTTTACACCAAAAACCCTAAATTCCATGTAAAATATACAATTTTACATATAAAATACCTAACTTCGTGAAATCATTACAATTTTAACGATTTTTGGATACTTTGACCTAAAAATCCATTTTAGAATAAAAACACCTAATATTATTAATATAAGTAGTCTAAAACCGAAAATTTGACTATTTTTTTCTGTCTTTTAAAATATTAAATATTATGTATTAAACATCGTTAAAATCTAAATTATTACTATTATCTTTTGAAGCAAAAAACCATGAGTCCCCATTATTTTCTAATAATTCATCCATTGAATAACTATATTTAACTACAAGTCGTTTTTTCTTGTGCAAAGAACTTATGTAATCAATACTTTTAGTCTTAATACCTTTATATACACATGATAATAATACTTTAGCATTAAAATTCTTATGACCGTAACTAAAAACATAAATTCTGTATGCTTGAACAGCTTTCCAAGAGAGCTCACTAACTATATCTGATCTGTCTAGAGATCTGTCCCATCTTAGCTTAAAAAGTAAGCTAGAAGAAGTATTTAATATATTAGGCATTACACACATTAATACTTTATCTTGATTTGGAATTCTTTGCAGTTCTTGTATTTTAGAGTGTCTAACTTTTGATCCCAATAGGTCTATCCACTGTCTATCCTTTTTTACAACTAAAGACTTATGTCTTCTTTTCACTCCTTTTCTAAATTGAAACATAATATATTTGATATCTTCAAAAGGTAAAGATCTTAATGTTTGAGAAAATGTTTTGCTCAACTCAAATTCTTTCAACTGGTTAAAAGTGTATGAGTAAGTATTAAGACCTAACACATATGAAAATACGTATCCCATTATCTCTTCTCGATGTACTCTATTAAAAGTTTTAAGTTCAAAGCTTCTTGAAAATAATTTACTGACCTCAACCTGGTACATTTTTAATTACCTTTCTGGACAATTTGAAGTGCCATAAATTTAATAAATGCAGGGACAGATAAATTTCTATTGGATGCTATTACTGCTAGTCTTTCATATATCTTTGAAGATATAGAAAATTGAATAATTTTTGTTGTTCCAATTCCTTTATCTTTGTGGACATGTTTAGATTGTATTATAATTTTGATTAGTCTATCGGCAAGCTTTCTACTGCAGGAATTAGGTAAGAGAGAAAGGAATTGGTCTTTTTTAGCAGGGTTGTTAGCACATCTATGAATTGATTGATGGATGTCTGGGCCTAAAAGAACGGTAGGACCATCTTTACCTCCATATTCACGAGGTATAACATGATGATTATCTAAAGATGCATAATATTTACCAGTAATTTTACAGTAACCTTGGTCTTTGTTTTTCATAAACTCTACTCCTCGACAAAAATTTGAAAGTCTTGAAGAGTTCTTATAAACTCTGTTACATCTCTAGCTGCATTTTCTGGAACAACCCAAACAACATAGAATCGTTTGGTCTTAAAATGAATTTCATGTATAGGAGCCAAACCAGAAGTCAATTTTTTATTTAGTAATCTCAACAAAATATTAACTTGTTCTTCAATCTTGTATTTTCTGTTTAACTTATTCATAACGCATACCATAAATTGAGACTTCTTAATATAAAAATAAGACATCATATAGCTTAATCCTATTTTATGAACTAGCTTGAGTTTTAACTCTGAAGACGGAAAAGATTTTGGAATAAAAATTATAGGGGCTTCCTGTATATGCATGGAGTGCATTGTCTTGTCTAATTTTATCTTCGTTAGAGAGCTAAAAGTTTCTAGACCTTTACTTAGATACTCTAGCCTATTTTCGTTTATCTTTACGTGTTCCATGAGAGTAACCAGTTTATCAGCTCTCTCTTTTAAATCTAGTACAGACTTGAGCTTGTTATTATCTATATCTTGCTGTAACTTTCCCACCCGCTTGATTAAAGTCGCTACTTTTCCACTTGCATGACTATCATTCAAAATTATCAAGCACTCCGCAATTGTCTCTAAATCTCTAGATATCAGTGGTATCAATTTATAGGGTACAAGTCCCTTAATTTTTCTAACTTCTACAAATCCAGATAGTACCTTTTTCATTAAACTTTCGCAATAAATCAGTAAGTCTTTGTAATCTTTTTCTTTAGGAACTTTGCCACCCTTTTTTGCCTTGAACAATGTTGCTACATTGAACCTCGTCAAAACAGGGTTAAAAGGTTTTTTATGCCACTTCATCTAAATACCTCCTTTCACACTTTCTGCAGTTGAATAAAAATTCTTCCTTCTATGTCTTTTAAGTCATCCTTCAAAAGTTTGATTTCTGTCTTGAAACTTGTTATCTTTTCCTTAATCTTTTTGGCTTCCATTCTAGCTAGATTTCTTACTTTAAGATCTAATATAAAATCTACTAGTTCTTCTTGTATCTTTAAATGTTTCATCAAGTACTTTTTTGGGTCTTTTTCATCTAACGACTTTACAATAATTTTACGATTTTTAATAGCAAACAAAAACATTTTCTGTCTTTTCAGTTTATCATTTTCAAGACCAACTAGTCTTTCAACTACTTTCTTTTCTAAGGCTATCCTCCATCTTATCCAGTTGTTAATTATAGAAGGAATGTTAGATTGTTTGTAGTCTGCGTGTTCTCCGTCTGCGTGTCTTACTGTTAAAATTGTCTGACTGAAAAGAACCGTAGTTAAAGCATTATCTATCTTCTCTTCAAGTTCTTTTCTAGCGTCACCTTTCAATGTTTTTTGCAAATAGATATCAAATTCTATTTTTCTTTGTTCTCTTTTATCATCTATAGACCTAACACCTTTAATTTGAGAGAGTTTTTTAAACTTTGTTCCAACATTAAATCTAGGGGCTATTCCCTGTATGGATACAATGTTTTCGTGTACAGAATAACTAGGAGTAAAATACAATCTACCTTTTCCAGTAGTATAAAACTCTAGTAAATCTTTTTTGTCGGATCTACATTCTCCTCCGTAAGGAAACTTAAACTCAAGATATTTAGCACAGATTCTAGGTGTTATCTTCTTTCCTTTCAAACCCATCTTAACAACTTTAAGAACACTCTTTAAAGAGTATGAAGGAATAAGAGAGGAACATCCTGTAGCTATACCTTCTGATCCATTAATTAACAAATTAGGAAGTTTAGAAGGCAAATAAACAGGTTCTTGGTGCTCTCCATCATAATTTTGAACCATTGGAATTACAGCTAAATAATTAGGGTCTAATAAATAGGTATCTGAATATTTACTAAGACTTGCTTCAGTATAGCGCATTGCTGCAGGACCAGACTCATAATCACCCCAATTTCCTTTTCCATAAATAAGTGGCTCAGGCAGATTGACTAAATTTGCCATAGCTGAATAGCTCCCTTGATCGGAATGAGGGTGATACTTTCCAATTGTTTCTCCAATTGTTCTTGCTGCTTTTTTTACTCCTCCAGAAAAGTGTAATTTTAAACCATACATAGCCCAAAGTAACTTTCTATGTACAGGCTTTAAACCATCTCGAAAGTCAGACAAAGCTCTGTGTTCAATAGTATAGCTACCATAAGTTTCAATAGCTTTTTTAGTAAAATCTACTAAACTACAATCTACTGTATTTTCTTTAGGCAATGTTAAGAATCTCCTTTCTAGTTGAAGTATCATCTGCAACCATCTTTTTAAAATATACTTTACTTTCTCCTTTAACAGGTTCTATTCTTATGAGCTTTCTACTTTTTGTATTAAAAGCAATTTCTCTTAAAACGTCAAAATTTACTTCACCCCAACCCTTAGCCCTTGTTATAGGAACTTTCAATTTTCCTAATTGATTTTGTATCTCGGTTAAACTATATCCATAATATTTTTTATTCTTATAATTTGCAAAGTATAAAGGAGCATCAACTACGTAAACCATTTGTTTATCAAATAATATAGGGCACAAGTAATAAAAAACCGTTAGAACTAAAACTGAAATATGTGCCCCATCAACGTCAGAATCACTCAGCAATATAATTTTTCCTGCCCGAAAATTATTCTCTTGTTTCTTTTTCTTTCCTACTTCCATCTCTTTAGAATTTATACCTACTGCTATTAATATGTTTTGAATTTCTTTGCTGTTTAAAATTTTTGACATACTACTTTTTGCAACGTTCATCGGTTTCCCTTTTAAGCAAAGAATTTCCTGGAACATCCTATCTCTAGCATCTTTAGCAGTACCCGCAGCAGAAAGCCCCTCTACAATATATAACTCTTTTTGGTCTGAAGGTGTTTTATTGGAAGCAGTTATCAACTTTCCTGGTAACAATGTTTTACGTGTACCTCTAATTTGTGATGCAGCCCTTTGTATCTTTCTAGCTTCATTTTTGGCTTTTTTAATTTCTATTGCCCTTTTAACAATTATCTTAGCCGTTCTCTTGTTTTTATCTAAGAACTTCTCAAAAGGTGTTAGTAAGTATTCTTCAACTTGTTTCTTAACAGTAGTAGTGACTAATTTATTTTTGGTCTGACTGTCAAATTCCGCTGAGTATAATTTAATATTGATAAATCCTACAACTCCATATCTTAAATCTGCTGGAGAGTAATGATTCTTTTTTCTACCTAATTTAAAACCCTTTGTAATTGTACTATAAAGACCTTGTAAATGAGTACCTCCTTCCTCCGTTAATGCACCATTAACATAAGACAGAATTCCATCCTCACCCTCAAAGTCTGACCACTGCAATGCTACTACTAGTGTATCGTCTTCATGTAAAAAAGGCTTACCTAAAGTTTCCACCTTTTTTTGTTCTATTATATCTTTTAAGTATTCTTTAGGCCCACCCTTATTACAATAGATTTCATCAATCTTATCTGTTATGAGCCTAATTTTTAACTTTGTGTTTAAATTAGAAATATCTTTCAGCCAGGATTGTAGAGTTTTTTGAGTAACTTTAGCCTTCTTACCTATAATTTTATAATCAGGTGAAAACCTAATTATGGTTCCACGTTTCCTGTTCTTCAATCCTTTTAAAATACTTTTAGGAAATTTTGTTTCAACTACTTTCTCTTTTGGTTTTCCTTTTCTAAATCTTTGGTAATGCCAACTCTCTTCTCTATAAGTCCACACTTCAAATTTTTTACTTAATGCTGTAGAACAGGACACTCCTAAACCATGAGTTCCGATTGCAGTTTTATATGACTTGTCATCAAACTTCCCACCTGCATGAAGGGTAGTAAAGATAGTAGTTAATGTACTCTTTTTAGTCTGGGGGTGTTTCTTAACTGGAATACCTCTACCATTATCTATTATTGTAAATACCTGAGGGGTTTTCTTACCTTCTACTTTTACAGTAATAATATCATTCTCACCAATCAAAGCTTCATCTACTGAGTTTTCAACTACTTCTTTTAATATCTGTAATACTGCATGATCTCCTAGCTCTCCTAAATACATAGTTGGCTTCTTACGAACGCCAGAAAGACCTTTAAAAACTTTAATGGAATCTTCATCATATTTCTTTTTTGCCATTGTAACTCCCTATAAGTTAAATCTATTACCCTTCTATAATACTATTGCCAATCTATCCTTTTTAACTCCAAACTTTTTAGCATGTTTTAAAGTAGGAGAACATATGTCTATCCGCTTGCCTTTCAAATCTACATTCATTCTGTCTTCGGCTCTTCCTATACCCCAACCATCAACATAGATTTTCTTACCGAGCCACCCAAGATTTACTAACTCTGTAGAAATTGCTAAAGTATAACCTGCTCTTGGTGTGGTCATAAGTGCTGTTTTGTTTGGGTTACTATCTGAATTTGTACCTCCCGACTTTGGGTGGTAAGATGTTAATCTAACTCTTTGGAAATCACTTTGAACTATTACTTTCAATACCTTAACTTCTTCTTGGATTGAGTTAAGTCTATCAATTACTTTTTTGTTTTGTCCATATATGGATATAGTTCCCAAACAAATGAACACTATTATTAATAAAGTAACAGCTGATAGTGCCGTTAAAATTGCAAAGAAACCCTGATATTTTTCTTTCAATTAATCCCCCTTTTTCAAAATTGGTTTAAATCGAATAAAAGCAGTCCCATTTATACATACCCAAATCCTACCATCTTTAGCAATCTGTATCCCAATATCTCCATCTATAAATTCATTAAAATCACGTTCTCTATTTAAGATCATACTCTTATTTTCAATAAATATCCTTCCTTGCTGATGTGTTTCTTCATATTCTTTAATCATTTAGTTCCTCCCTAACAATACCAGATTCTTTAAAAGCTTCTATTGCTTGGTTAATATACCAAGGAAACTTTGTGTTATAATAATCTTTTGTGAATGGAACAAAACAACAACTACCGATTGTTTCTGTCCATCCAGTAGGAGTGTAGTTTTTAATGAACTGTATTAATTCTGGACTCCAATCTGCAATAGTAACCTCTTTAGACATAATATATTCTCCTTCTTTTAATCTATGCAACCCTCTATTCTTAATAGCTTTTATTTTAAAATGTTTGTATCCATCATAATCTTTTTCAATAGACTTTTCCTCAAGTGAACTAACTACTCGAATACAAACACTACTAAAATGTTTAAGTGTACCCCCACCTGGGGGTACTTTTTTAAAATCTTTAGCTTCTTTCATTATGATCCTTTAACTTCTACTACTATTATAACACATTTTTTGCAGTTTGTCAAGCACTTTTTTCGGCTAAACTATCTATTAAAAATACCTATTAACTAGGTAATACATACCAACGAACCAAGGTACCCCCAGAAAACAATTATACCAATAACCCCTGCTATAGTGATTAGCACTAAAGATATATTTGATCTTCTTGGTGACGACCTTTTCATCTTCTCTAAAATATTTTTGAACATTTTTTCACCTAAAGATTTTCACTTAGTAATTCAATTCCTTCTTTAATAAGATCCTCATCAGTGTACTTTACTGAACGTTTATCTACTTTTATTCTAATTGGAGTAAGATAAAAAGGAAGGTCAGTCTTACGATTTAATTTTGCAACCCACTGTTTACCAAATTGTTCATCATGGATAATGTCTGTTATTCTTAACTCAGCAGGGGGAGCTCCTGCATATAAACCGGACTCTTGAATAACTGCAAACGTTTTAATATATCCATTTTCATCTTTTAAGGCTACTCCTGTTCCAAATATTCCATAAGGTATTTCAGAAAATACTTCTCCGTCTTCAACTCCAATTTTCTCCCTCGGACCCTGAAACGCTTTAGCGTATGCTTTTGACATTTCTTCAAGTGTTAATGCTTCATCTTCCCAATGAACTTTTGAAAGAATTTCCTGGATTGTACTAAGTTGTAATTTGTCTGGAAGAACTTTTCCCAATGTTTCAATACGCTTAAATAGGTTTGTTTTTTTATCCTTACTATCCAATTTGCATTGAACCTTTATTTTTGGAGAAATAATCCCAACCCTAATTTTTCCAAGTTCAGGATGATTAATAAAAGTGTTTGCTGCACCCTCTTCTCTCTTATTAAAAACAATCGTGTTGACAAGATCGTACAATTCAAACATGTACTTATGATATTCATCATCTGGGATATCTTTTTCACAGTCCATAAAAATAAGATCTACGCCGACCTCCATAAGTCTTTTCATTTTAATCTCCTTTTTGAGTTAAAAAGTACCGTTCATAACCGGATATTGATTCGATTAAAGTCATAATACACGAAGGGCATAAAAGACTTCCTTTAGGAATAGATCTTATGTGTTTAATTTTTTCCCACAAATCAGGAGATAGCCTAATAGCTACTTTAAATTTTTTACCACATCGGCGACACTCCATTTTTTTCTTTTTTACTTTCTTTTTAGGATTACATTTTTGACATTCTTTATCCCATTTCCATATAACTTCTTTACAAATTGGGCATACCCTTTCATTATAAATTGAGTCTGTCATTTTAATCTCCTTTTTTGAACTCTGTATCTATTAATTTAAACATGTCAAAAATAGCAGGATATCTAGAATATAATTTTACCATACATTCAAAGAACTCCTCAAAGTAGTCAAACGACCCTAGTTTCCTCTTAATAGTATTTATTAATTTCTGTTCATCGTTATCTTCCTCTTCATCTTCATTATATTCAGACAAGCCAAAAAACTTTCTAGCTTCCTTTGAAAAGGTTAACATTCTGTCTTTCTTATTTATCTTTTCTTGGTGTCTTTTAGAGTTTACCTTGGCACCTGGCCCTGTAAATACTTTGTCATCGCTTGTACGATAACAGGTTTCTTGCTGGACTTTTTTATAGAACTTGTTTTCTATCATATCTTTCTCCTTTTTAATCTAATCTTTTCGGTACCCTTTAATTTTTACCTTAGCCTCAAATCCTCCTTTTGCTTTACGGATTACAAATTTGTACTGAATTACATTACCACAATCGCAATGATGACTAATAGGAACATTACCAATATATGGAGCCAGAATCCTTTTCGGTTCTGAGTTTTTCCGCTTCTTACATTTAGGGCACATGTATTCAAATGAAATTGTTACGTTAGTTATGTCTTTTAGTGTCTTTAATTTACGTTTTTTCATTATTGGTGCCTTTACTGTTTCTTTTACTTTCTTTTTAGAAAAAGCCATTCTTTCTTTGGCAAGTGTTAAGGACATAGAGTCAAAAGCATTTTCATAATCTTCACAAATTTTCTTTTTCTTGTCTTTTCTATAAGGACAAGATTTCTTTTTCTCTCCCTTTTTAGGGTTGTAGTGAATACATAATTCACAATTGTCTTTTACCAAAATTTTTGTTTTTTTAGGATTAGGACCGTTAATCCTAGGAGCAAGTGGACCAAATGATGGATTTCTCCAAGTTTTAATTACATTTTTCTTTCCCACGTCTTTTACCTCTACCTCTATCTCTACTCTTACAATTCAAAGATTTCCTGTGCTTCCCGGAAGGCCTCTATTCTAACTTGATCTTCTTCAGTCAAGGCTGATTTTTTCATTAGATGGCCAGATTTAGAAATATAGACATCCGAAAGTTCTTGTTGTGAGAAAATAGGGAAAAGCTGTTCTTTATAAGAAGTTTTCTTGTCTCGGGTAATACATTTAATAACTGCTAAAGGAACTCCTTCATTAGTCCTATTCCAAATGTGTAAGGGAATAACATCATACTGTCTTTTATCAAAGTCTTTCATGTTGTCCAATTCTACGTCTGAAAATCTGCCTACTTCTCTATTTTCTCCATGACTTTTCTGAAAGACGATGAACATCAGCATCTTTGGACTCCTTTTTGGCTGCATAATTTTCTCCTTTGATTGTCTATACCCGCATACATAAAGACCCGTTTTATGAAAAAACATGTCTTAATAAGTATAACACATTTCTCGCAGTTTGTCAAGTGTTTTTATCCATAATGATTTCAAGTAGTTATCTACTTCTTAAACAATTGCTTTATTAGACAACTTCTTTACCCATTTTATTATCTCTTTGGCTTGCTTCTGCGTACCATCCCACTTTTTAAGATTAAAGTAGTCTAATCCAATCTCAATGTCTACTTCAAGAGGAACCTTTATCTTAAAGTTGAACTCTTTTTTCAGTGCCTTGACAAGTCTCTTCGTAAAAAAGTCTTCTAGAAAAGAAAGTATTTTAAACAAGTCTACAATAGGAACTTCAAGTTCTGTGGCATCATGTATTAAGTTAGTTACCATCCAAGCATCTTCATCCGGAACTTGATATTTAGCTTTTCCTTTTTTATAGATATACAAAATTAATAGACTAGCAGCTATTGTATTTAAATCTGAGCATAATCCTTGAATAACAGAATTTCTTGCCAGTCTATCCATCTTATTTTGTGTTGTTTGCTGTCTCGTAAAGAAATATCCCCATAACCTTCTTCTTCTACCTATTGGACTTTCTACGTAGAGATTATCACGACCGAATTTCTCTATATCACTAAACCACTGTACAGCCTCAGGCATAGCTTTCATAAATATCTGGTATATCGCTTTTGCGTCTTCAATGGATATCCCTAAGTCTCTTGCTATAGAATTAATACTCATACCATAGATAGATCCAAATACAAAACCTTTAGCTCCCTTTCTTTGTTTTTTACTAACCTTTTTAACTTTTATCCGATTAAAGGTTGAAGCAGATCTTTTATGAAAATCTGTTTTGTCTTTTAACATCCGAAAAGCTAGTTCATAAGCTAGTGCTGGCCTATCCTTTTTCTTAGCTTTCTTTATCTTTAATTTTTGTTTCTTCGTGAGAAGACTAAGTGGATTTTCTCTAAATTTAGTCTTTATCTCGTTCATTTCACGAAATGATTTTAACATTGCTTTGTCTTTAGAGACAATACCTAGTCCCCTAACCTCAAAAGTAGAATAATCTATTTTTATAATAACTCTACCAGGTTTAGCTTCGTACATTGACAAGACAGACGCAGACCTACTACTCTTTCCAATTCGCTGCTGTGAATTCGGATCCTGTGCAGCCAATCTTCCCGTAACTGTATCTGATCGAAAAGAAGGTCGAATTCTAACATCTGAATAAAAATCAGGATTACCTGTCGTCTTGTTCATATAATTATATATGTTATCAACGTAACTTGTCTGTAATTTTTTTATTTTATTCCAGTCGGTTAAAAGTTTGACTTCTTTTATATCTTTGTAAACCTCTTGAAAATTTTTGTCTGTACTAGGACTTTCTGTCTTCTTTTTCTTTGCACTTTTAAGAGGTTCTAACTTTAGAACATCAAAAAATAGAGATTCTCTATGTATCTTCTTACTTAGATTAAAGGAGCCTGAGTCCGAGTCTGGTCCACCACTAAAAAGCGTTCCTGAATATCCTGTTGAGCTCTTTCTAAGTCTTTTCATAACTTTCTTAACTGAATCTAGACTGTTAAACTTCTTTTGTATTCTTTTTGTCTCTTTTATGAGAGGGGAGGTTCTAGGAGAGTGTAGTTCTCTAATTTTCTCTAGGTTAGCAGGTAGTCCACAATGCTCGGTGTAAACTAGAGTTCTAACTAGATGTGAATTGAAATTCTTACTCATTAACTCAAACTTGTCATATCCTTGATACTTCGCCTGTTTTAACTGCGATTCATAAATATTCCATAGAACCACAGCGTCGGCAGCGGCGTAGTCAACCCAATCTTTTATAGGCAAATTACCTAAGTTTGCTCTATCAGACTTACCTACGCCTTCACTTTTTCTATAAAAATCAAATCCATGTTTGTAAGAAATGTTTCCTAATGCGTAGGGTCCAAATCCTTTAGGGAATAACTTTTTAAATCTTGTCCAATTTTCTTCTAATAAATACGTGTTAAAAGAAGTATCAACTATAGGAGCATTATATAACAGAATATGTAGTTCTCTTAAGAACTGATGCATATCATACTTAGGTACTTGAAAGATATAATAAGGTACCTTACTCTTTTTAGAAGTAAAAAATGTTCTTAAATAAGATTTGATTTTCTTAACTTGTGCTACAGAAAAAGGCGAGTCGAAATGAGACAATGGAATTACATATCCTATTTTCCCATCATTGCATAATTGAACTGTAAATAAAATGTTGTCATATGCTCTATGAAGATTGTCGTCTTCTGTATCTACTGCTACGGGAGCTTTACTTGTCATCATTTTTCTTAAAACATTTTTAATATCCGATACTTTAGTTAAGAAAACAGTTTTAAATTTATTAGGAATACTGAAATCTACTCCTTTAGTATAAAGTACTGCTCTTTTCAACGCATTATATACAAACCCAGCACTACCTGGATCTGACCTAAGACAAGCAGCAGGATGAAGAGATGAAATAACTTTATACTTTTTTTTATCAATCACTGCTGTTCTAACACAACCTTCTTCCAAATAAATTGAAAAGGAATCTACACCGAATAAGAAACTATGAGCTATTCGTCCTGTGGCTACTATTATCTTTGGTTTGTGTCTTTTGATTTCTTTTTTTACTATATCTCCGCATCTTTTAGCTTCTTCTTTAGTAGGAGTCCTATTGTCTCCGTTTTCATCTCTAGGTCTCGCTTTGAGAATATTTGTTATTGCATAACTAAAATCAAACTCTTCTGTAAGACGCTTGATACATGCTCTCTCAATAGACCCAGATTCACCCACAAAAGGAAGTCCTTCATTTTCTTCTTCTCTGCCAGGCCCTTCTCCTACAATTAGAATATCAACCTTATCGGTTTTACTGTGTATTTCTAAAGGTAGGTTAACGCACACATTCTTTAGATTACACCGTTTCCTGTTTCTGCACTTGGTTTGGATTAACTGCATAATTTCTCACCTCGGTTGTAGATAATCGTTTAACATACATAACAACAAACGTTTTTCAAAAGGGGTTTTTTATGAGGAAAGTTGTCGTTGCCTTCGATCCGGGCAAGAAAAATTTCGCTTATTCTATCTTATCCAAAAAAGGAAAACTACTAGATTTTAACTTGTTAGGAAATGAAGTCTCTCAAAAAGAAGGACTAATTTCTAATTTAAAAGAAGGCGAAATACTAGTTAAACAATACAAAAAATTTGTAAGCGATCTTAGAAAGATCTTGAAGATAATTAAAAAAAATGATGCTCATTTCATTTTGATATACGAACGGTTCATACCTAGGGGACTTACTAAAGGTAACCTATCAGAGATAGTCTCGATGTTAATTGGAATGCTTATACTAACAATGAACATTCGAAGATGTAGAAAAGTTGTTCCAGTTACTGCTGCTACTTGGAAAGTTCATAGAAACAAATTTGAATTATTGATAGATAATGACACGTTATCAGTACATGTATCAGATTCTATCGGTATGGCATTGCATTATCTCCTGAAGGAAAACTACTTAACCTTAAAAAAAGTTAAATCGATCGTAAAGAAAATTAACATTACTAACTTTAAAGAGAGACCATGAAACCAATAGAATGTAGATACTATGAACTTTGTACTACCCTATACAAAAAAAAGGAATTAAAAAAATCTTGTCATGTTTTAAATGATTCTGTTTCTGTTTGCAAACTAATACAAGATATTCAAGATGATAAAATCAATCAATTTGTTTTATCCCTTATAGCAAAAAAAGCAGATTCTCCTACAGAGAAGGGTGAGCTTCAAAAGATCAAGTGTCCTAGAAGTCTTGTTTCTGGAATAGAACTTAGTCATAACTGTCCTTTACAAGACTGTCCTTTCTATTCAAAAAAATTAGCTTACAACTGCTTTTTAATACATCAAGATATTTTCTTTTATGATTACAAATATATACCAAAAAAGATACTAGAAGTAGGAACAGAGATAGATAAAAAGACTTTCGACAGATTAATAAGTATTAGTGTATATTTATGCAGATTGTATATAGTCCTAATAAAATATAAAATGACATACACAAGAATAAGCAAAACAAAAATTGGAAGCAATAAGAAACTTAAAAGACTATTCTTTTCTAGTAGGTCTTATGTATGCCCAATATGTTCTGGAATTTATCTTACAGAGTGCGATTGTGTTAAAGATGGAGAGCTTAGAAATCAAAGAATAAAATTCAACAAAGGATGGACTAGAAAAATAACCCAATGTAATCATAAGGTATTAGCCAACACAAATCTGGACCTAATGGATGCCAAAACATTTAATAAAGATTATACTATCTATAGTTTGAAACTTATTAGATCATTAATTGGAACCGTTAACCATGAGGGATTATTCATTAAAGATCTGCCCTTTGGATACATTTTTAATTTGTACCATGTTCTTTTTCAAGATAGAGAAACGAAGATAGCAGAGAATTTAGGATTGACTACTAAACTATATAGACTAGCAAGAAAATTGTTCCCAAACCCTAACTAAAGGAGATATCATTATGAGAGTTTCTAATATTTTTCTTAGTATTGATGGAGAAGTTAACATATATCATCAAGGAGTGTTCACTGTATTCGTTCGTCTTGCTGGATGTAACTTAAAATGTAGTTACTGTGATACTTCCTATTCAAGAGATTCTAACTCTGGTACTGATATGGATATCGACAAAGTAGTACACAAAATAGAATCTTTTGGGTGTAAGAAGGTTACTATTACTGGTGGGGAGCCAATGATGCAATCTGCGTCCGTTCTTGGCTTGACACGTATTTTATGGGAAAAAGGTTATAAGCTTTCTATTGAAACTAATGGTACCTCACCACTCGTAGGTTTTAATGTAGATTGTTGGGTTGTTGACTATAAGTTAAGTAATTCAGGTATAGAAAAACAAATAGATAATGATATCTATAGAAAGCTCCATCCTACAGATTTTGTTAAGTTTGTCTTAGGAAATAAAAATGATTACAAAGAAGCACTAGCAATTAAAAAGACTTTACAGAAAACAGGATGCTGTGCTGTTTTTGCATTTTCTCCTATGCATAAAGTATTAGACCCATCTCAACTTGTAAGTTGGTTGAAAAAAGACAAAGTATTTGATTGCGTTATAAATTTACAGCTCCACAAATACATTTGGCCTAATTGTGGTGAAGGAGAAGAAAGATAAATTTAAGATACTGATTTAAAAAGATTGGGATACTAAGTTTACTAGGAAGGAAAGAAGGGGGGAAAATGAAATTAGAGGACATTGTGGACAAGATCAAAGTTAAAACCACCTTAGAAGAAAAAGATTTAGTTTTAATTTTGACAGAATTGAAAGAGAAAGATAGCATCGAAACAAAGATTGGGTTTTTCCATGCTTATATAATAGATATAACAAAAAATTCTTCTAAAAGAGATGAATGGTGGTTTGTTACTTTTAGAGCACTTTCTGATATTATCCACTTGCCTGAGGTGACATGGATTCTTAGAACAGAACAAATGACAGGACAGGAAGAGTTTACCATGGAAAACAAAAAGAAATTATTTCTACCACTAGACCTCTCTAAAAAACAAAAAGAAACTAAGAAAACGAAATTGTATGTAGTGAAAGATAAAAAAGAAAGTTCGATCGATGTTTGAAATTTGGATGACACTTGTTGGTATTAGTATGGGGTTTTCTTCAATCCCACAGATAGTAAAAATCTGCAAGAGAAAGAGTTCTGGAGATATTTCAATAACCCTTTGGATTATAATTTTCCATGGTTTAATTTGGTGGTTTATTTATGGTATTTACATAAAAAGTCCATCTCTTACCATTGCCAATGGATGTGGTATTGTTATCGACACTGTACTACTTTTTTTAATTTTAAAATACAGAAAAAACTAGAAGGGGGAGTTCATGGAAAAATCAGAGAAGAAAGTCTTGGTTACAGGAGATACAGTTTCTACTAACACTGTTATCGAGGGAAAAGAACTTGAAAAGGAAGTTAAAAAGGAAAATGAAGACAATGAAACA